TGGCGGTTCAGGATTAATGCAATCAAAAGAAAAAAATATATTTAATTTTGATTATATTCTTTATGAAGTGCCTGATAAATTTCATGGTGCTACATTAAGAAAAAATAAAGAATTTAATGAATTTCTTGGTTATCTTTTAGTTGATGTAATTTCTTGCAAAAATAAAGACCCAAATGAATTAGAAAAACATCAAGAAGCTGCAAGTTTTATAGGTAAAATAAATTGCAATATTAAAATTTCTGAAAAATGGTATCCAAATTGGAAAAAACAACCAATAGCACAAGGTTTACAAGGATTCTAATATGACATTAAATTCATCTGGAGCAATAAGTTTAGCTGGAACAACTGCTGGTGTATCTATCGAAATTGAAAATGGTGGTAATGGTACAACTCAAATTAGCCTTAATGATACTGCTGTAAGAACATTAGCTGGTGTTCCTAGTGGTGCAATTACAATGCCAACTAATTTTTATGGAAAATCCAATACTTTTACTGGTGGATATACATTTACAACATCTACTGCAAACGCTTCTTTGAATGTATCTACTATTAGTGGATATATTTCAGGAAAATCAACTATAACTGTAACCATCAATAGTGGGGTTTATTTATATGCAACCTCTACTGGAAATTATGGATTAAACCTTTCAGGCGGTGTATCAGGAGATACCATAACTGTTGTTAATAATGGTTATATTTGCGGTCAAGGTGGTAATGGGGGTAGTAATAATGGTGGATCAGCATTAAATGTTGGAACAGGTATTAATATTACCGTTAATAACACTAATGCTTCTGCTTATATTGGTGGTGGTGGTGGCGGTGGAGCACAAGGTTATCCTTCAGGTGGCGGTGGTGGTGGTGCTGGCGGTGGTGCTGGTGGTAATGGCACAACAGGAACACATGGTTGCGGTGGTGCTGGCGGTGGTGCTGGTTCAGTAGGAAACAATGGTTTTAATGGATATAATCCAGGATACGGTGGTGGTGCTGGCGGTGGTGGCGGGGGCGGTCAATGTATTTCATGCACAGGTCGTGCTGGCGGTGGTGGCGGTGCGGGTAGACAATTTCCAGGATCAGGTGGTGCTGGTGGAAGCGGCAATCCTAATTGCGGAGGTTCTTCAAATAATGCTGGTGGTATAGGACAATATTACAGTTCATTTGATGCTGGTGGTGGTGGTGGTTGGGGTGCTTCAGGCGGTAATTTACAAGGCGGTGCTGATGGAGGTACAGGCGGAAAAGCAGTAAATCTTAATGGTAAATCTGTTACATGGACTTCAGGTAATACAACAAGAGTATGGGGGTCAGTATCATGATTTATGTTATACAAAGCAATTATATTTGTCCTGACCAAGCAACCATTGATGAAGGAAAAAGTCTTTATTACATTGGTCAATTTAGCATTGGTACTGAAGTTGATGCTCAAGCTTTACTTACTCAATTACAAAATAATTGTTTAACTAAAAATATTAATTTATTTACTGCTAATTTAGAAGTTATTGTTTCTGATGGTGTTCAATGGACTTTAATTGATTTAAATACTGAGCCTGAAAATACAGACAGAATTTATCAAATATTTGATCCTATTAATGGTAATTATGAACAAACTATTGGATTAGATAATGCAAAAGCTTTGCTTGCAGAAGAACAACAATCTTATTTGGCATTTAATTTTTTAGCTAATTATCGTTCTTGTCCTACATGGAATGATGTTACTCCTCATCCAGCAAAACCTGATATAGGAACAACAGGAACTCAAACATTATGATGACTGAAGCCAATAGAATTAATCCTTTTCATAGCATTACTTATGATGGTGCAACTTTAAATATATTTCATGCTAATAAAGGTGAAGGATTGCCAGCACATCAACATACTTTTGCTCATGCAACTATGTGTCATGCTGGTTCTTGTTGGATTCGTAAAGAAGGAAAAGAATTATTAATAACAAAAAACACTCAACCTATCAATTTAATAGCTAATGAATGGCATGAAATTGAAGCCGCTGAAGATGGAACTGTATTTGTAAATGTATTTGCTGAAGGAAAGTATTAAAAGTGAATCATGGCAGATCCGTTTGGTATAACCGAAGGAGCGAAAGCTCTTAGCGGAAGCCTAGATGCAAGTCGGGAGGCTAGTAAAAACCTTTCTAAAAGTATTGAAAGTGTACAGCAAGACGGAATAGATGTAGCACAACGCAAAGCCCAAGAAAGACGTAGGGCTGCAAAAGAAGCAGAATTAAAGAAGCAAACAGCGTTGATTAAAGCGTTGGAAGATTGGAATAAGAAGAAACAGATTAGTGACCAAGAAGCAAAGTTAAAAATAGATTTTGTAAAGAAATATGGTGCTAAAGAATGGGAAGCTTTATTAAAGATTAAGTTAGATATTGAAAATATGGAAAGGAAAGCTAATGAGGCTTTCCAACATGATTTAAAAGAAGTTCGTAAAGTACAGCTTTATTGTTTTGCACTTGCAACATTAATCGCTTGGTATTTAACTTGGGGTTATAAACAATGAACGAAAGATGGATATGGCTTTGTATAGCATTGTGTATTTGGCTTATTGCGGGAATTTTAATTATGGGAACTTACTAATATGTTTGGCATAGATGACATCATTGGCGTAGGAATGAAAATCCTGGATAAAGTTATTCCAGATCCAGTTGCAAAAGCAGAAGCACAAGCCAAGCTAGTAGAATTACAACAGCAAGGACACCTAGCAGACCTAGCAGCAGACACGGCAGATAGCCAAGAAGTAACAAAACGTGCTCAAGCGGATATGGCATCTGATAGTTGGCTGGCTAAAAATATACGTCCCATGACGTTAATTGCTATTTTAGTAGGTTACTTTACTTTTGCAATGATGTCTGCTTTTGACATTGATACAAACAAAACCTATGTTGAACTGTTAGGTCAATGGGGAATGTTAATTATGTCTTTCTATTTTGGTGGAAGGACCTTAGAAAAAATTATTGACATGAAGAGTAAACAATGAATTCCAAAGATCACATAATGATTATTGCTGCCTGGTCATTGGTAGCAATTGTTGTAGCTATGCTTTTAATGTTTGGCTATGCTGTAATTGACCCTAATTTTGATACAGACAAAGTATTTCAGATTATTGGACCAGCTTTTCAAACGATTGTTGGCGGGTTTATTGGTCTAATTACAGGGATCAAAATAGGATCAGATGATGACAAATGAGCAACTAGCAGCGTTAGGTATTGAGGATAAATGGTATCAGCCATTGATGGATACTTTTAGTAAATATGGTATTAATACCACCCAACGCCAGGCTTGCTTTATTGGTCAATGCGCCCATGAATCTGGCAATTTTAAAACTTTAGAAGAGAACCTTCATTACAAAGCTGAATCTTTAATGAAAGTCTGGCCTAGCCGTTTTCCAGATATGGATACCGCCAGCAAATACGCCAATAATCCACAGTTGATAGCCAATAAGGTTTACTCTGGAAGGATGGGAAATGTTGAAGATGGTGATGGCTGGAAGTATCATGGTCGTGGTCTTATACAACTTACTGGTAAAGACAACTATGCCAATTGCGGATCTGGTATGGGTGTGGATTTTCTCAGTAATCCTGATTTGCTTGCTACTGTTGAATATGCGTGTTTAAGTGCTGGCTGGTTTTGGAACAAAAAAGGCTTAAATGACTTGGCAGATACTGGTGATTACGAGACAATGACTAAGCGGATTAATGGTGGTCTAATTGGATTAGATGATCGTAAAGCCAAAATTGCGAAAGCTAAAGAAATACTAGGGTAAACCATGCCTCTCCAGAAATTACAATTTAGGCCAGGTCTTAACCGAGAAGGTACTGACTACTCTAACGAAGGTGGTTGGTATGATGGTGACAAAGTACGTTTTCGTTCTGGGTTTCCAGAAAAAATTGGTGGTTGGGTAAAACAATCTACTGCTACATTTATTGGTATTTGCCGTTCTATGTGGGCATGGTTAGATGGTGATTCTGGCGTTGGATCTAGCTATATTGGACTTGGAACTAGTAAAAAATATTACATTGAAAAAGGCGGTAGTTTTAACGATGTAACTCCTATTTTTACAACAGTTACATTGGGTGCTAGTCCTATAGCTTCAACTTCTGGATCTGCTGTATTTAAAATTACAGATACAGCTTATAGCCCAAATTTAGGCGATTATCTTATTATTTCTGGTGCTACAGCTGTAGCTGGTGTAACTCTTAGCGGTGAATATACAGTTACTTCGATTAGTAGTGGTTCTGTATATGCTGTTACAGCTACATCTACAGCTAATGCTACTACATCTGGCGGTGGATCTGCGGTAGTAGTTCAGTATGAATACCCAATTGGTTTGGATGTAGAAACTTCTGGTACTGGCTGGGGTGCTGGATCATGGTCCCCTACTATTCCAGTTACGTTGGGAACTAACCCATTTGCATCCACAAGTAATAGTGGAACGGTTATTGTTTCCCAACCAGCGCATGGATTTACAGCAACAGGCCAGTATGTAGCGTTCTCAGGAGCCACTACATTTAATGGCATTCCAGCACCTATGCTGAATAATACTTTTGCCATTACTACTTTAACTGCCAGTACTTACAGTATTCCACTTCCTAGTTCATTTGTAGCAACTGCTACTGGTGCTGGTGGTGGTACTACGGTTATTGCATATCCACAATATGGCACTCGTGGATGGGGTACAGCTGCCACTACTGGTGTAGCTAATCAATTACGTTTATGGTCTAACGATAACTTTGGAGCAGATCTTGTTATTGCTCCTCGTGGAGGCCCAATATACTATTGGCAAGATGCTGGTGGCGTAGGAACTAGAGCAGTATCTTTAACTACTTTGGCAAACAATGCCAGCTATACAGGATCAGCTGTTCCATCAGCTACATATCAAGTCATTACTTCAGCAATCCAAGAGTTTGTTATTGCATTTGGGTCTAATTCTTATACAAGTGGCACATTTAACCCAATGTTAGTTCGCTGGTCTGACCAAGCTAACCCTTATCAATGGGTTCCCGCAGTTACTAACCAATCAGGTGAGTTTCCACTAACTAACGGTTCATACATTATGGGGGCTAGAGCTACCCGCCAAGAGATCCTTGTTTGGACTGATTCATCTATTTATTCCATGCAATACATCGGAGCACCTTATGTGTGGGGATTCCAGATTTTGATGGATAACATTTCCATTATGTCTCCTAATGCAATGGTTACGGTAAATAACGTCACCTATTGGATGGGTAATGAAAAGTTCTATATGTACTCAGGACGGGTAGAAACCCTACCATGTTCATTAAGACAGTACATTTTTGACGATATTAACCAAGATCAGGCTTATCAAATATTTGCTGGTGCTAATGAAGGTTATAACGAAGTTTGGTGGTATTACGTCAGCAACTCTAGCGGTAGTACACAAATTGATAAATACGTTATTTACAACTATTTGGATAAAGTTTGGTATTACGGTAATTTAAGCCGTTCTTTCTGGTTAGGAACAGGTATTCAACAATACCCAATTGCTGCTGCTTATACACCTAGTGCAGCATTTACAGCTTCTATATCTGGAAATACCCTTACTGTTACCAATATTTCTTCTGGGGCTATTACTGTCAATGCTTCATTGGTTGGATCTGGAATTTCAAGCGGAACAGTAGTTACTTCTTTTGTTACGGGAACTGGTGGAGAAGGTACTTATACAGTTAATTACAATCAAACTGTAGCTTCTGAAAGCATGACCATTACAGGCGGTGTAGGACAGCTTTTAAACCATGAAGTTGGTGTAGATGACGTATCAGGATTAACCCCTTTACCTATAGATTCTTATGTTCAGTCTTCTGATTTTGACATTGGTGATGGACACAACTTCGGTTTTGTTTGGCGTATATTGCCTGACGTTAATTTTAACGGCTCTAATGTTAACCAACCCAAAGTTACTATGACTATTCGCCCAAGGGTGAACTCTGGTACAGCTTATGGTCAAGCCGATAATCCTGCCGTACAAAGCGCACAAGACTATAGCAAAGTAGCGGTCTATAACGTGCAACAGTTTGATGGTCAGGTCTATACCCGTCTTAGAGGCCGTCAACTAGCCTTTAGGATTGAATCTAATACCCTTGGCGTGGCTTGGCAGCTAGGTAGCCCTCGTATCGACATTCGCCCAGATGGACGTAGATAATGGCTGTTAGTCCTTTCCCAGCTCCAACGCCAGCAAAAGTCATTACTTTACGGGCTTCTAAAGCCCCTAACTTACCTATTGGACCAGTAGAATATACCCAGCAATATCAGGATCAAGTACTAAATGCTTTACGGTTGTACTTTAACCAAATAGATAACTTTACCCAAGGGGCTACTATTCCACCTTCTGGGGTTACAGGTAATAGACCTGTAAGCACATTACAGACTCCTGTACCAGTAGGATATTTGTACTATGACACGACCCTTGGAATACCAATTTGGTGGAATGGTACTAATTGGAAAAATGCTAGTGGAACTACGGTTTAAATGATAAACTTATTGCCAAATAACCTTAAAAGGCTACTATGGGTTTTCTAGGTGGACTTGCTAATGTAGCTGGGCTACAAATGGCTAATATTGAAGCTAATCCCGAACAGGCTGCTGTTGGTGC